GATGAAATGTAGCTAAAGGTATTCGTTCTTTCTCTTTATTTATAAGGGATTTTTATCTGATTTTTGATCAAAAAGAAATTTAATTTATTTTCTTGACTCCTAGTAGTAGCTATGATAATATAGTTATGTAAGAAATAACAAAAAGGAGGCAGTTATGTTAGTCACCACGTTCGCAATCTTTCTTGTTCTATCCACTATTGTTCTTGTCATTTCAGAATTCTTAAATCGTTTACTACCCGAATGTCACTAAAATCAAAGGAGATTAAAATGAAAACAACAGAACTTTTAGCATTAGCAACAGAGGCAGGAAACAAAGCAGGCGATCTTTGGTTGTCAAAAGCAACTACAAAGTTTATTGTACGTGATGGATTCACTGGAAAAAGTTGTGGAACTTTGCTTGATCTTTGTGGAAATGCTTGGGTGCGTATCACTGACAAAAGAACAAAATTTGCAAAAGAAGCAAAGAAACTGGGTTATGCACCAACTTCAAGTGGTTCAATCTTCTTTCCTTACAAACATCGTAGGCAGGAGATGGGATTGAATGAAGCAATGACAGAAGCATCTTTCAAAGTTCTGAAAGAGAATGGTGTTAACGGAATTACAGTTTATTCTTACATTGATTAAGAGGAAATTTTAATGTCTGATACTGAATACATACTTGATGAAAATTTATTCTTGCATTGGTATATAAAAATCAAAGATAAGCAAGCAAAAGTATTAGATGTTAAGCATTGGTCAATAAAGAAACATTGTCATGTAGGAGTTTTAGTTTATAATTAAAGGAGTTTAAAATGAAAAAAACATTAGTTTCTGAATCAGTAGAATTTGATAAGTTGATTAAAAAACTAACTGCATTGACCGAGAATAATGATCATGGTGCAGCTTATGTAACAATTGCAAAATATTTTAATCTTCATGAATATGCTAAAATTTTCGAAGCAATTAATACAATTCATGTAATCGAAGGTTATCTGCCTCGCCCCGTGAGTGAATATAGATATAGTTGTTATGAACAATTAATGTTTATTATTAAAGAAGAACATACTCAGAAATACAACAGAATTTATTCAGCACTGTAAAGGAGATTACAATGAAAGATGAATTTGCAAAGATGATTTTTGGAATGTCTGTTTCAGAAGCTCATGAAAAGAAAATTTGTATTGCTTGTAAACAACCTATTACCTTTCCAACAGAATTAGATCATCGTGAATATCTAATTTCTGGATTATGTTCTGAATGTTTTGAACAGATTTAATAAATAGAAATTGCATGGTTTTTGAGGCCAAATAAATCGAACCCTTAGTGTACCCTTCATCAGAATTATTTGAGTCAAAAACCATACGATTTTACCCAGCTAAATGAGCTAAAATTCACACTTCTGAAGATACCTATTAAACTGAGTTTGGGAAAATTTTATTCCATTGATACTTCATACTGTTTCTTGAAAAGTTTTCATTTTTTGTATAATATTTTTTAATAATTCTATCTAAATCATTGTTAGATATAATAGTTGCAATAAACAATATGATAAATTTATGTTGATTGATCCAAAACAGATTTCTGGCAATTCTCATATTTTCTTTAGCTGATTCTGTTGCCTTTAATCCTGTTATTGCAGCTTTAACTTTAGCTATATGTTCAGCTGATTTTGATTTTCCTTTTGTTGATTTGCTAATAGAAGCACCTACATTTTTTTTATGTTCTGTTGACATAGGACCTCGTTTAATACCAGTTAATGTTTTAGATACTTTATTTTTAAATTCATCAGAACGAATTAACCCTTTATTTTTTAATGAGATAATATTTTTTGTCGTTTCATTATGAGTTCCATATAAATTACCTCCACCCAACATTATATTATAAATATCTTTTCTATTAATGAAATATTGATCAATAATTTGATTTTCTATAATACAAGCATCTTGTCTTGAAAGACATTGATATAAAATTATCCTTTTAAAATTATTTTCCCCAAATTTTTTTATTGCTGATCTCATTGTTTTTCCAGACCCTAGATATCTGTCATTCAAATTATTTGTAGAATGAACACCAACATATATTTTTTGGTTGACAATATTAGTAGTTAGATATACAATATGATATGTCTTCTCTTTTGATTTTTGATTGAACCATAAATTTGGATTATAAGGATTTTGCATAATTTGATTATCTCCCGTAATAAATATTGGAATGACGGGGACAGCAGTTTCCCGACTGTTTCTAGTGTGTTTCCGTCACCTAGATTACCCGTTCATATCTATTTATAAAAAAATTATAAAAAAGGAGTAATAATGAAAAAAGCATTACGTGAAAATGATATAACCACATTAACACCTGTGGAAGCTTGTTTATATAGACCCGGGATGTACGTGGGGTCTATAATTGAAGAATTGACTTCTTCTTATGTATATGAAAATAATAAATTAATTTTTAAGCCATTATTACAAATTCCTGCATTATTAAAAATATATTCTGAAATAATAGACAATGCTACAGATGAATCAATTAGAACTGATTTTAAATATGCAACAAAAATAAAAATAAATTATAATGATAAAGATGGATCTATTACTATTGAAGATAATGGTCGAGGATTACCCATTGAACAAGATAAAGAAACTGGTAGATGGTTACCAGAAATCATTTTTACATCACTACATACTGGATCCAACTTTAATGATTCATCAGAAGATAAGAAACAAACTATTGGTATGAATGGGGTTGGTGCATCATTAACAGCAATATATTCAAGTAAATTTATAATTGAGTCTGCAAATGGTAAAAATTATTATAAACAAATTATCGAAAATAATACACATATAAAAAGAACTCCCATAATAAAAAAATCTGATGATAATTATACAAAAATTACTTATTATCCAAATTATAATTATTTTAATATAAGTGATGAAGGTAAAAAGAATTTATTTGATTTGTATTATAAGAGAATAAAAGATTTGTCTTTTTGTTTTCCTGAAATACAATTTACCTTTAATTCTGAAAGAATTTCGGGGTTGAAATTAAAACAATTTGTAGAAACAATTCATCCAATATATGAATGTAATGAAATTTTAAATACTAGAATTGCAATATTTTATTCTGATACTGAATTTCAACAGATGAGTTTTGTTAATGGTACCTATACTTCAAGAGGTGGAACTCATGTAAATTATACTACAAGTAAAATTGTTGATTATATAAAGGATTTCTTAAAAAAGAAATATAAACTTGAAGTTAAAACAATTGATATAAAATCAAAATTATTTTTATTGTTATCTTTGCGAATGGATTTGCCTCAGTTTGATACACAATCAAAAGACTGTTTGATCAGTCCCAATAACTTCAAAGCACTAATTGATTCAGTCTTAACAGAAAAATTCCTGAAGTCAATTGTTAAAAATGAAGAAATAATTGCTCCCATTGTTGAATCATACAAACTTCAACAGCAAGTTAAAGAAAATTTACTGCTGAAAGGTATGACAAAAACAAAGAAAAATGTCAGAATTGATAAGTATTATCCCGCAGTAAATGATAAAAAATATCTCTTCCTGACAGAAGGTGATTCTGCTAATGGATTGCTTATGCCTGCTCTTGGTCGTGATAACTATTCCTTTTTTCCATTGAAAGGGAAACCACTAAACACCCTTGAAGCAAAAACAGCAAAGATTTCTGATAATGATGAAATAAAAAAGATAGTTCAAATTCTGAATCTCAAGCTTGATTCTGATATGCAGAATGAATTGACCCATGACAATATCTGTATTGCTACTGATATGGATAGTGATGGCGCCCACATTAAAGCATTACTACTTTGCTTATTTTATCGATTTGCCCCATCATTGCTGAAAGCTGGTAAAATCAAATTCCTTAGAACACCTCTTGTTACTGCTAAAAAGAATAATAAAATTGTTAATTACTTTTATACACTTCCTGAATATAAAGCATTTGAATTGAAGAATCCCGGTCATACTTACAAATACTATAAAGGATTAGGCAGCTGGAAGCTGGAAGATCTAAAAGCGATTTTCAAGGAAAAGGGAATTGATACATTCATTAAAACTTTCGAATGGGAATCTTCAACAGAAGATATGATTAAAAACTGGATGGGTTCAGCTGGTATAAATTATCGCAAAGAACACGTGGCAAAGACTCATTTTGATATTGAAAAAATATAAAAACTATGTTACAATGAATTATAAACATGAAAAGGAGATTAAATGAAGATTAACGATTTCTTTAATGAAGATTTCAATGCTTATTCAACTTATGATTCATATCGTAGTTTATGTAATTATGTTGATGGGTTGAAACCTTCCACCCGAAAAATTGTGTACACTGTTGATGCTGATAACATCAAATCAGATTTAAAAGTTGCACAATTGATATCAAAAGTTGCAGAAAAGACTGCATACCTTCATGGCGAACAATCATTAGAAGGTGTCATTGTCGGTCTTGCACAAAACTTTGCAGGTAGCAATAACATTAATTTGTTGAAACCTGAAGGTAGTTTTGGCAACAGAACAATTCAGGAAGCAGCTGCTTCACGTTACATTTACACTTGCAAGGAAAAGATTTTTGATAAGATTTTTAGGAATGAAGATAAAGATGTTCTAATTGAACAGGAATTTGAAGGGCAGAAGATAGAACCCAAATTCTTCATTCCGATTTTACCTTTAGCTCTCATTAATGGTTCTGAAGGTATTGGAACTGGGTTTGCACAAAAGATTTTATCACGTAATCCAATAGACCTTATAAAGTCTATTAAGAAGATAATTAAATCTAAAAGTCCTTATAAGGGCGATAGAATTCAACCCTTCTTTAAAGATTTTAAGGGTGATATTAAATGGAATGAAGCGGATAAAAATTGGCACATATACGGAAAATTTGAACGAATTAAACGAGCTACATTTCTTATTACAGAATTACCTGTTGGTTATGATTTAGAGAAGTATGCTAACATTCTGAATAGACTTGAAGATGATCGGGTGATTTCATCTTACATTGATAAATCAGAGGACAACAAATTCCTTTTTGAGATTAAGGGATTTGATGATTTTGCCAAGAACACTGATGAATGGATTTATGATAAATTAAAACTAATTAAAAGAGTTTCTGAAAATTTCACTTGTGTTGATGAAAATAATTCAATCAGAGTCTTCACTGATGAAATTGAAATTCTAAATGCTTTTTGTAAAATTCGACTTGAATATTATTTGAAGCGTAAAGAATTCCTTCTAGCTGAAATGAAAAGAGATTTGAATGTTCTAAAAAATCGTTATAAATTCATCTATCATATAACACGGGATGAAATAGTTCTAAGTAAAAAAACGAAAGTAGAAATTGAAAACCAATGTGAAAAGTTTAATCTAACAAAAATAGATGATTCATATAATTATCTTGTAAATATGAATCTGCTGTCCCTGTCAAAAGAAAAAATGGAAGAATTGAAAAATGCAATAGAAGCATTGCAGAATAAAATAAATATTCTTACTAATAAAACAGAATATGATTTGTGGTCAGATGATCTAACAGAATTAGAAAAACTACTTTAAGAGGAGAATGAACTAATGGAAGAAAGAAAACCAGATCTTAATAAACTTGTTAAAGATCAAGAACCAACTGAAGAAGAAAGAGTAGAACGGTATAATAAAATTATTCTAGATCTTCAGTGTAAAAATGGTTGGTCACCTAGAAAAGCAAAAAGAGCTCATGCTGTCATGCAAAGAAAATTTGTGAATTCCTTTTTGAAACAAGGAAAAGCCAGACAGAATAAAATGAGAAGTTTGGGTAATGTTGTTGATGTTGAAGCAATAGAAGAATAAAGTTTTTGGGGGTGACTTGGATTCGATTGAGAATAGAAAGAATTAATTGCGAGTAGAGGATGATGGTTGGCCTCTTTAAATATCCATTATAAAATAAATGCAAACACATTTAATAAAGCAGTAGAAGCAGTAAAGGGATTTTTCGCAGCTGATAACTATGCATATGCTGGTGCATTAGCAGCTTAAAGTTTCTTGTTGAACAAGCCCTACAATACATCGTAGGCGGGGTAGAAAGTAGAAAGTGATCTTGTATCTTTTCGCCTGTCAAAATAAGAAAACTAGAAAGAAAACGATTTGACTATTTCGTAAAAATGGTATATGATGATACTAGATTTGTCTAGTTTGTTAGATCATCGGAATTACTAACTAGAACACACTCGTAGAAATTAATTTGATTAATATTTTCAAGACCGGAGAGTCGGAGCTCCGCACCTCCACCTATAATAACAAAAAGGAAATGACTAATGTCCATAATCTGTGGCGATCTTCATGGCAATCTCATTAAAGCAAAAAAAGCACTTGCTTATAAACAAAATGATGAACACGTTTTCCTAGGCGATTACCTTGATTCATTCAATATAGGCCCTTCACAACAAGTAGAATGCTTGAGATTGCTTCTTGATTCAAATGCAATACTACTAATAGGTAATCATGAACTGCATTACCTTAAAAATCCACCATTCAAATGTTCCGGATACCAATATGATCCCATGTTCCTTACTCTGTATGAACATCTGATTAATGGTAATAAAAAACGTTTCAAAGCAGCTTATGTTTGTGATAATTATATTTGCACTCATGCAGGTATACATGATAAACTAGCAAAACATGATGATATCGATAAACAAGCAAAATATCTTAATGGGCAGTTGACTCGATTTCTTAATAATGCTAATACTAAAACAGATATTTTTAATATTAGCAGATCAAGAGGTGGCTGCAATAATTTCGGCGGAATTTTCTGGCTGGATACTACAAGAGATTCTGGATTATCAAATAAGTATAATCAGATATCAGGGCATACAGAAGTCAAGACACCACAAAGGGATTTCTTTCATGATAGAACTCAGTGGTTGACGAATGAATGGATTAATCTTGATGTTACGAATTCACCTGAATGTTATGTATTTGATACAAAGACTAAGGAAATTATTCTACTATAATTAGAATAAAATAATGATAAATTAATAGCGGTCAGCATTTATTTTGTTGACTGCTATTTCTTTTTATGTTAGAATTAAAAGAAAAAAGGAATTATATGATAGCTCTAGATGCATCACATACTTTATATCGTGTTTTGTATATGAACAAAGCAAAAGTGATTGAGAATCCAGATTTTCTCACTCATGCTATGTTAACATCTATCTGTTATAATGCAGACAGATTTGGTGCATCAAAATCGAATCCTTTAATTATTGCACTTGATTCTAGGCCAACATGGCGTCATACTTTTTATGCAGAACATTCAAAAGATTTCATTGAATACAAGAATGAGGTGTATAAAGGAAATAGAACTAAAGATCCAGATATTCCGTGGGATGCTGTTTTTGAAGTATACAATGGTGCAATGGAAGCAATTAAAAAATATTCAGATTTTTCTGTTTTGAAAGTTAATAATACAGAAGCAGATGATATAATTGCAATTGCAACAAAATACTATAAAGCAAGAGGAGAACAAGTTATAGTTGTTTCTTCTGATAAAGATTTTCTGCAATTACAAGATGAGCCAATTGTCAACATATATGATCCCATAAAGAATATTTTCAAACCCAAGACTGATATTGAAAGATGGAAAAGAATTCATTGTATACAAGGAGATGATGGGGATAATATACTTCCTATTAAAGCTCGTGTTGCTGAAAAAACTGCTATCAAGATGGAACATGAGATTGATATGATTTTACAAACGAATCCATCGATGAAGGCAAGATATGAATTCAACAGGAATCTTGTTGATTTTGATTATATTCCTAAAGAGATTGAAGCATCAATTATAGCTGAGATAGAACAGCATGAACATAGTTATAATGCAATGTCTTTAATTAAGGAATTGAAAAAATATCGTTTGGTTAAGGTAATAGAGAATATTAATAAATTTAAATTAAAAGATGAAGTGATTGTGACCAAGTTAAATAGTCATTTTAAATCAAAAGCAAAAATAGAATCAATAAACAGAACAACTTTGGAGGATTTCTTTGGAAACTAAAAACAAGATAACAATTTTAATTGGAATTTCAGGAAGTGGAAAAAGCACTTGGGTATCTAAGAATGCGAAATCTGCAACATATATTAATGCAGATACGATTAGAGAAGAATTGACTGGAGATCCATCTGATCAAACAAAAAACAAAGAAGTTTTTCAGGAAGTATTTAAGCGATTTAAAACTGCTTGCACTAAAAATAAAGATATTGCTGTTGATAATACTTCATTAACTTTTGATAATCGAAAGAGTTTTTATGATCTAATTCCACCTGATAAATTTGAAATTGTTCTTGTATATTTTAAACCAAATCTTGAAAAGGCACTTAAACAAAATAAAATGAGAGAACGTCAAGTCCCTGAAGATGTTATTAAGAAGCAATTGATTAGACTTGAAGAACCTAATAAATGGGAAAAAGAAAACGCAACTATTATAACAGTATAAAGGAAAAACAATGAGAAAATTTTTATTTTGTGATGCAAAAATAAGACCAGAATGTTTGATGAAAAATAATTTGTGTTGCCTTGCTTGTCAAAAAGTGATAGAATGTACAGCATTAAACAAAAAAACTAAACCTTGTCTGGAAAAACATTTCGATGAAGATGAAATTTGTGAATTTTCAATCTAAATTATGATCTTGACTCATTTTAATAAAAAAGATAGCTGTTCAGCAACAAAATATGGAAGAGCATTGTCAACATCAAGATCAAAAACAGGGTCAAAACCAAAATCATGGTCTTACTCAAGATTAAACTTATATTAAGGAATAATTATTAATACTGTTGATGAAATAGAATTCATTTATAAATTACCTTTAAAAAAACTTACAAGACTCAGTAACGGATTTAACTTCAGTTGCCCAGTATGTAAAGAGGGTAGATCTAGTCATAAAAGAAGATGTTTTGTTCTTTTAGATAATGGATCATTTGGTCATTCAACTGTTCATTGTCATAATTGTGGTTTGAATACTACAATAAAAGGATTACTTGAAATTGTTGCACCTTCCTTGCATGAGGAATATGTAGCTAAAGAGAAGATTGAGTGGCTGAAGAATGTCAATGAAAAAAAACTGTTCAGCAAGAAATCTTTTGTTGTAAATGATATAAATACCAGTATAGATTTAAAATATCTTTTTCACTTATCAGATAGAAGTTTTATTCCAGCCTACAAAAGTAAAGAATGTATTGAATATTGTAAAAAACGAAATATCTATGAATTCATTGATTCACTTTATTATTGCACATATGAGAAATCCCGTTACTATGGAATGTTAATTTTTCCTTTTTGGAAAGATGATAAAGTTTATGGTTTTCAGGGTAGAAGAATGGATAAAAAATTCTTTGATACATTCTCCCCTAATGATCAATTTAAAATATACAACGTCTTTAATGTTGATACAACAAAAAATGTCTTCATAACAGAAGCAATAATTGATTCTATGATGATTGATAACTCAATAGCAATGTTAGGTTCTGATTTGTCAACTAAATTACAATCTCTAATTCCTAATAGAATTTGGGTCCTAGATAATGATTACACGGGTTACACAAAAGCAAAGAAATATCTAATGAAAGGCGAATCTGTTGTAATCTTACCGAATGATATAAAAGAAAAAGATTTGAATGATATGAGTAGAAATGGGTTGACTAGAAATCAGATTTATGATATTATAAAAAATAATATATTTAAAGGTGCTTCAGGATTGACAAGAATTAATTTTAAATTAATGGGGAAACGATGAGTCCAGTTTATGATTTTGCATGTAATAGTTGTTATAAAGTATATGAAATTAAAATGACATTAGCAGAACATGATGTATTAAAAGAAGTCATGCAATGTGAAGAATGTGGTCGAATGCTATCACAAAAAGTTGCACCACTTAGATTTGATCTAAAGGGTGTAGGATGGTTCGGAAAAAATGATTCTGGTACAGGATATGAAGTCACCCAAAGAGAACTAGATAAGAACTTAAAATATGAAGCAGATTTTGATGATTTTGCTTCTAAAAAAATACAAGAAGATAGGAAAAAAGGACCTCAATACTAATGAAATATAATCTAATTAGAAATAATGATTGTGATTGCGATGATCAACAAAGAAATGCAGCTCTTTTAGATAGAATCTATGAATCACAACTAGGTCAAAAACAGATTCTATTGAATCAACCTATTGATGAAACAATTATTGAAAAAGCGGTCATTCAGATTTTCAACATCAATGATATTGATGATCAAGCAGAAATGACACAAGTCGGGTTTGAAAGAGAACCTATATGGATCTATATCAATACACCCGGTGGATACATGGATGAAGCATTCTCCTTGATATCTGCTATTGAAGCATCAAGAACACCAATTTTCACTTGTGTTTTAGGAAAAGCATATTCAGCTGGATTTCTTATTTTACTTGCGGGACATAGAAGATTTTCTCAAAAATATTCAACAATTATGTTACATCAAGGCCAATCAGGAATTATGGGTGAATTTAATAAAATTGCAGAATACTCAAAATATTTTGATATCTGCCATAAAAAAATGAAAGAATTTGTTTGTACAAAATGTTCAATAACACCAAAAAGATTTGAAACTCTATATAAAGAAAAACAAGATTGGTATATGAGTGCTGATGAAGCATTAAAATTAAATGTCATAGACGAAATCATTAACTAAACTTTTATGAAACTCAATTGTTCTTATTTCCCAGTTATTGCAATTTAATGCATTTGGTAAATTCCTTTTTCTATTTAAACCTATTAAATTTACTGTAATAATACCTTTATTGATATTTGAAAATAATCTAGTATGATTCAAATTATGTGTTTTACAAAATCTATTAAGGCCTTTGATTAATAATATTTCATTATTTGGATTAATTAAAATGTATGGTTTACCCATATCAATTCTTCCTTCTGGAAATTTTTCTTTCATAGCCTTTGATATTTTATTTGATATCTCTAATGCTTTTTCAGTGCCATATTGTGCTTTATAAGATTTATTTTTTCTTTCATTTGTATAATCAATACCTTTATAATCAGTTAATTTTTTACCTTGTTTTGGATTTGTCCAATTTTCACCAAAACGCTCTTTAAATTTAATACCTAATTTGGGATCTTTCCAACTATCCCCCCAAATTTCTTTACCTGTTTTACCTTGTTGATATGTAATTAATCTAGTTCTACCCCCATCACCGCCATTTGTCATGTTAGTTAGTGGCCCTAGATTAATATCTAATCTACCAATATTATTGATTAGTATTATTTCATTATCAATCGCAATTGATTTTGATATTTTTGAGTTTAATTGCAAAATGTATGGATCTTGATTAGTCACTTTTTGGATTTTTTTGATTTTAGCTATTTTTGGATGATCACCGGAATTACCTTTCCTTGCTTCTTTTAAATGACTATATTTTCTATTATTTTTACCGTAACCAATATAAAAGGGTTCGAAGAGCAATGAAAAATTCAAATTCTCATAAGAATATTTACCGGGGTTTCTGGGATCAAGATAGATATAATTGTAATATATTTCTAGATTTTCAATTGATTTTGTAGTATAATTATTTTGTGTTGTATCAAAGTAACTTTCTATAGAATTATGCATTTTGAATGTCTCCTGTAACATAAATATTGATTGCGGGGACAGCAGTTTCCTGACTGTTTCTAGTGTATTTGGCGTACCTAGATTACCCGTCATACTTATTTATAAAAACTAAGGATTATATAGATGAATGAATTTTCATTATTTTTTACAGAAAACAATTTAATACCAAAGAATGATGCTATCTATAAAAAAGAAGAGACATTTGATTTTCTTTCTAATGAAGAAGTGAATGCAATGTCGCCAGATGATTATGAAGCATATCTAGATAGACTATTCAAATGGTATAGAGAAGAATTCCATTTTACATGGTTAACTGAAATTAATAAATCTAGAAAAAATAAAGTTTTCAGAATGCTTAAAAAGCATAAAGAATACAAGAGTTTTGATAAAGATTATAATCTAACACCTAATAATATGGGATGCTCTTTAGCAGATTCATACTTTCCTCATAAAATAGAAGTTAAATCTGTAGGATATAAAACTATACCCGAAGCAATAGCAGATGATAAAATTTTTAGGAAAGTGTTACATAAAAGTTTTAAATACTTTCAAGGAAAAGGCACACCATATGACGTTAGACAAATAATTAAATTTGCAGCTAATGTTCAGATGGTTTCAAATTTTAGACCAACATCTGCCAAAGCAGTTTATAAAAGATACTTGCCGAAAGAAGGTGGTAAAGTTTGGGATATGTCAGCAGGGTGGGGTGGAAGATTGTTTGGTGCTCTTGCTTCTGATGTTGTGAAGGAATATCATGCTACTGAACCTTCATCTTTAACAGTAAAAGGTCTTAATGAAATTATTAAAGAATTTGATACAACTAAAAAAGCAAAAATATTCATGCAGGGTTCTGAAACATTTAAAGGAAAAGACAAAGAAAATTATTATGATCTATGTTTCACTTCTCCGCCATATTTCAATACAGAAATGTATGCTGATGAAGAAACGCAATCATGGAAATCTTTTGCAACCAAAGAAGATTGGAAAGAAAACTTTTTACGTGAAACACTTAGGAACTGCTATAACAATTTAAAAGATGAACGTTATTGTGTCATTAATATAGCTAATGTTAAAACATACAAAAATCTTGTTGCAGATACAATTCAAGTGGGTATAGAAGAAGGGTTTGATTTCATTGAAGAGAAATTTTATTTGATAAGTAGATTGCCCGGTGGAAATGTCAACAAAAAAGTAATTAAACTTAAAGGTGAACCATTATTGGTTTTCTATAAAGGAAAGAATAGATGGGTGAACGAATTAAAACCGGAACCGATTCAGATAGAAGTAACGGAATAGTTATTACAGCATTATCAGCTGGTGATTGCTGGCGTAAAGCATCTTATGAAATTTTTAAAAATGGATCTAATCAAGGTGATATAATAGAAATTCTTAATGCTATATTAATTATTTCACCAACACCAGAAGAGGAATGGGACAGGAATTTTGATTTGAAATTCAGATCAATTTTTGGTGATGATAGAATTGATTATGCATCTAGTGTAACATTCATTGAGCCAGTCAAGAATGATAGTTTGATAGATGATTCAGAATTCAAATTTCCATTATGTAAACCTAATTGGAAGGATTCATATTGGGGTAGAATGACTCGATATGATGATAAATTCAATCAAGTGGAAGAAGTATTAAAAATTCTTCGTCAAGGAAAGAATGTCAAACGTTGTGAAATGATTGTGTATTCGCCTTATGATATTAAGAATATGTATAAGCAACCTTGTCTATTAAGTATTGATTTAAAACCACGTAACAAGAAACTTTATTTAAACGCTACATTTAGATCACAAAGAGTCAGTAAATCTGGATATGCAGATTATACAGCATTAATTAAAATGGGTAAATGGTTAGCAGAACAAAGTAATATGGAATTAGCAGATATAACAATATTTGCTCATTCACTACATATTCATGCAAGTGGAGATGAATTCAAAAATACAAAAACATTATTAAATACAGAAATGATTGGTGAAATATGACAACTGAAGTAATCACTGAAAAAGACTTGACTGAATGCTATAATGAAATAATTAATAAGATTACTAATCTGCAAATAAGAATTGATTCATTAGATGAAACTATTAAAAAGATCTATGAGGGTGTGCAACATTGTCCTCATTTTAATGAACGGGAGAATTAATTATGAATTGGCAAGATAAATGGGCGGAAGAAATCTCTGAAGCAGTCAAAACATTAAAAGAAGAAAATGAAGCATTAAAAGAAGCATTTCAAGATCTTTCTAAAAGAACTTATCAATTAGAACTCGATGCACGTATGAGAAGACCATTTAAATTATGATCCCATTGCAAATTAAAATCTGGAAAGAATTATTTCTAGAATCATTATCATTATTACCTGAAGATATTACAATTTCATTATCAGGTGGAATTGATTCATCTTCTATTGTCTTTGGTTTAGCAGAATTGGGTAGAACACCTAAACATGCTGTTACATTCAAACTAGATGGATACAAAGAAAGTTCTGATATATATTACACAAAGAAAATATGTGATGAATATGGAATTGATTTAAAGATTGCTAATATACCTAATTTATCAAAAGATGAGTTACTATTAGATTTAAAAGATGTAGTTGAAGATATCAATAAGATTAGAAATATTGATATATTATGTTGTTATGCTTATAAGTATATGATACCTTTAATGACAAATAATAATTTAGTTACAGGAATGTATCCAGGCACCTCTAGTATTAGTTTTGATTCTCAAGTTGAAAAAGAAATGCGATTAGCATTTAAAACGAATGATTTTGAAGTTCTTAATAAGAAGATAATAGCAGATAGAGAAAATTATTTTAATGGTCTTAATATTAATGGACAGATTAGTAATTATGAGATAATAAAACAATATTGTTTTCTTCATAATATCAATATGCTTTTTCCGTTTAAATATGATAAATTATATCATTTTAGTGGGTGTATGAGTTTATTTGATTTTTATTACTTAGATAATAAATTTTACAGTAAGGCACATTTAAGACATTGGATTTTTAAAGAACAGTTTGATAAGATTGGTAATAGTAAAAATGCAAAAGATATGCACGTTAATAATCACTTAAAAGAATATTTTACAAAGGTATTGACAGATGATAATTATCATGCTATAGTTAGTATCTGTAATCAAGTAAAGAAAGATAACAAAGCGAATGATCTCGGAGAATTCTTTTGAAATTATTAATTCAAATGTTGTATGATGCATCCACAAATAAATATCCAAAATACTTTCCTCACCCAATGCTTCTGCTGAAATATGCTTCTAAATTTGATGAGCCATATACATTACTAGATCTTAATCTACAAGCTTATAATTTAAAAATGAACACTGATAGCAAGCTAAAAGAACTTAATGCTATTATAGAACATATTAATAATCTTAATGATATGTATTCAGAAGTTGTCATTAACATGGGCGAATTTCCGCCTGATGCTGATAAGAATAAATATTTTGACATATTCCTAAACAAGATTAAAAGATCCATTAAAGTTATGGGAATGTATCCCACAATAGAGAAAAAGAAATTTGAAAAATATGGTTTCTTTGATGATACGATTGAAATAATTCCAACCAATTTTGATGTTCATGATGTAGAACTTTCTAAAGAATTATTAGAAGAATACCCAAAAGTCAATACAACTAAACTACGTGCAAGCATGAAACTAACTTATGGTTGCCCACGTAAATGTAATATGTGTCCTACTGCATTGATATATAAGCAGAAATATGAGTTCTTTGATGTTGATAATTCTATTGCAATGATACAAAAATATTATGATATGGGTGTTAGATATATCACATTTACTGATGATAATCTTTCGGCTGATATTAAGAAATTTGTGTCATTTTTAGAGAAGTTAAAAGCACTTAACCTTAAAGGGATGTCATATATCTGTCAAGAAGGTTTTGAAGTAATAGCATTTAAAAATAAGAAATTAGCACCACTATTAGTCGCAAATAAATTTGAAGACATTAAAATTGGCTTTGAAAATATCAATGAAAAGTTCCTGAAACAAATCAATAAATATTATTCCAATAAGAATGAAATTGACAATGTAATGAATACTTTGAAAGAAAATGACATTAGAGCTCATTTTCTTTTCTTGATAGGTGGTGATCTAACTGAAGATGAAATAATGGAAAATCTTAAATTCATTTCATCAAATGGAATGATAGCAAGAGTAAATGTTATAAGAGAATATGAAGGTAATACACATAAAAATTTATTACCAGAAAAGAAGTTGTATGAATATAAAGCATTAGCTAATGCGATGAATTTCTATACCGAAAACGGAATTGATTTATTTGCTGATAATGCATTAGAAGATGTATGTACAAAATTGCAGTTGTTACTTATAGTTAATATTCAACCACCTAATGATTTACAACATCTAGATATAGAGGGTAAGTGTTATTTTGGATTTGAAAGAACAAACAAATTCATTAAAGGATTAACATACTTACTAGAAAAGAAAGTTGGATGTAGATTAAAAGTAATTGAATCAGAGAAGACAAAGATTGTATGGAAAAGAATAACATGAATAGAAAAAATAGACATAGTTTTATGAATATATATTATTACTTAACGTCCAAAATGATGCAGGATTGAACAGATTATATCAGAGAATGATTGAAAATGGAATTTTATTAGGACATTTGAAATCAATGGGATTTGAAAGAGATACAACAGAACAAGAATTTTATAAATTTATAAAGAAATGATTTGGAGAATTTAACAATGATTAGTGATGCTGTACTAAAACTTTTACAAGAACGTTATTTTTTAGAAAATGAAAACACATGGGAGGATTTAAGTAAACGTGTAAGTGCAATTTATCCACCCATTTATGATGATTTAGCAGAAATGAAATTTATCCCTTCAAGTCCGACATTGATGAATGCTAATACTACTGAACGAATTGGTACATTAAGTTCTTGTTTTACTATGGGGATAGAAGATAGCATTGAAGGAATATATGATTCATTAAAAGAAGGTGCAATTGTCACTAAAGCATCTGGTGGTGTCGGATATGTATTTTCTAAATTAAGATCTTCATATGAAGATGTAAATTCACTTAAAAGGAAATCAAGTGGCCCAATTCCCTTTATGAAAAACTTTGATTCTATGCTTGACGGAATACAACAAGGTGGTGTACGCCGTGGAGCTGGAATGGGTCAATTTAATATAAATCATCCTAATATTCTTGATGTTATACGTCTAAAAGCAACTAAAGGAATTATGGAAAGATTAAATATTTCAATTAGAATTAATGATGAATTCTACACAAAGTTAAAAGAAAATCCACAATCTCCTCATATAGTAACTAATAAAAAAGGGATATCATTTCCTCTTATTGATAATGATAAAGTAGTATCAGTCAAAAAACTATGGGATGAAATAATTGAATATGCTTGGCGATGTGCTGAACCCGGAATTTTTAATATAGATACTGCTACCAGACAATGTACTGTTACAGATAATGCAGATGATGTATTATCTAATCCTTGCGCCGAATATGTTAACATAGAATACTCAAGTTGTAATCTTGGTTCCTTAAATCTAAGTAAATTTGTTACATATGATGGAACAGGTAAAAGACAATTTGATTGGGTTGATTTTGATAAATCAATTAGATTAGCAACAAGATTTCTTGATGCTGTTATAGATGTAAATAATTATCCTCTTCAGAAGATTGCAGATGTAACTAAAAGTGTTAGACCAATTGGACTAGGTGCAATGGGTTATGCACATATGTTATTTCTATTAAAAATTCCATTTAATTCTGAAGAAGCAAATATTTTGACTGATATGATTTTTGAAAGATTAACAATGATTAGCATGGATGAATCATGCGAAATTGCTAAAGAACGTGGTTGCAGTTATCCAGCATTTAATGTTGATATGTTCTTAAAGAGTAACGAAAGATTTTTTAATAAAGTCAGTAAAGATGAAGAATGGAATGAATTTGTAAAGAATGTAAAATTGAAAGTTCAGACAACTGGTGTTGCAAATTCATGTAATACTTCAATTGCTCCTAATGGATCAATTTCATTTATTGGTGATACTACGGGTGGAATTGAACCACTTTTTGCCCTTGCATTTGTTAGGAAAATTGAAAAGTTAAACAGAGAATATGAATATGTTTATATTGCTGATCCCATTTTCAATGAATATTTAATTAAAAATTATGACGAAAAAACAACAGAGAAGATTCTAAAACAAGTAGGAGATAATAAAGGTTCGTGTCAAACAATAAAAGAAATTCCTGAAACAATGAGAAAAGTATTTGTTGTTGCAGGCGATTTGACCCCAATTGAACATTTGAACTCCTTGTCCATTGTAGCGAAAAACACTTCATTAAGCGTTTCAAAAACTATAAATCTTCCTTCTGATGCAACAAGAGAACAGATATCAGAAGTCTATCTCAAAGCTCATGAAATGGGTGTTATAGGTGTAACTGTATATCGTGATGGATGTAGAGATGGAATTCTTGTTCATAATACAGATAGAAATAATAAAGAACTTATTGTAAAAACTAATGCAC